TCTTGAGGTATGGAGTTTCCCAGTCCTCGCGACCACTGTAGTATTCACCATCGCGCTTACGATACAGCGTCACACGACCGCGCTTGCTTTTCTTCCCGCTGTCGGTGATAGGGTCTTTGTAGACATCGCGCCATTCGATCTTATCATCTACTCGAACACCGATACTCGAACACTTCATTGCGAAAGCCATCGTATCACGGTTGACTTGTTGCAACAGAGCGCCGCCCTGACCGAATGCGACGTTGTCAGCACTCAGCCCAGCGATTTCCATGCAGAATAGAATAGATCGAATGGAGGTGTGGTTGATACCATCACCTTGGATAACCCGGACATTGTTCAGTACACGATAACCCTTTGCGTTCTCCACAGACCCGTAGTATTTCTCCAGGATCAACAGGCATTTCACAACAACATCAGATGGGTTTCCGCTATCGGGGCGAACGACCAAAGTCGTACCGGAAGCGATGACTTCATCTTTCAGTTCAGTGCCCCATTTGTGGCAAGCCTTATAGATATCGTAGCTGTCACTCACACAAGCAACCAAGCCACCCTTGGCACCGTGCTTCTTGATCATGTTACGGAATGAATCGACTTCACCATCGCGACCCCATGAAGTTACAGTGCTGTGCTCCATTGCAGGAATACTAAAACCAACAGGGGCATCACCAGGACGCCCATAATAATGACGAGCATACCGCAGAGCACTAACCGTATCCGTCCCCATGAAGTTAACGAGATGCGCGGCTCCACCAATGCCAGCCGATTCTTCGCTACTAACACCACGAGCGCCAAAATCATGCAACTTGAAATCAATAGTAGAAGGGTCACCAGTTTTCTCCAAAGCCTTGAGGATAATCTTTTTGGATTCATAGCTGTTGGTGGCGACCGTGGTAGGATACCAGATGGCGCGCAACAGTGCAGTTTCCAGAAAAGTCGTCAACCACCAACACTTAGGATCGGTGTTTTCAATAGTCGCCAACACGTTTTTGATTGGAATCACGCTGCCTTCTGGCGCGGATTTGATCACGACAGGCAAGTATCCACCATGTTCTTGCAAGATGTGGAGCCAGCCTTCTTTGTAGAAAGGTTCGCCGTGTGCGGTAATCAGGGCTTCCGCTTCCAGGATGTCATCCATGGTAATCGGTTCAAGCAAATATTCTTTAATGAAACCCTGCAAACCGAAGTAGACGGTAGAGTTCCAGTCACCACCGCGAGCTTCTACGTATGAATACACGTATTCGGTCCCAGCAGGGTATTGATCGTACATACTGTATTTGTACGAATCTGAATTCAAGATTATATTTTTCCGCATGTTAAGCTCCTTAACTGCACTGACAATGTACTTGGGTCTATCCCTTGTAGAACTAATTATAGCTCACTTCAGAATTAAAGTAAGCTCAACCATTAAACTCGACGATGGTCACGTCTTTTTCCATCCGACCGGCAAACCCGTTCAGCATGTTCATGATTAAAATATTGTTCCCGCCTGCGCGACCCATTCCGATCATTGGGAATGCAACCGATTGTCCCTGGAATAGATAAGAGAATTTCTCCAATATTAGCGCGAAGGCTGTGTAGTTGAAGTGGTCTTTCTTTTCACCAAACTTGTTATAGTTGAATTGTGTGTAGGCGTTCACAACCACGAAGAATTCATTTAGACTTGGAAACACAGCTATGGTAAACGTCCCGAGCTTTTCAATCGACCCTGGAATAGTTTCTTGGTCGGCTTGCCATGCACGTGGAAGTCGATCACGAACTTCCTTGGCGATTCCACTCCCCATGGTATTGAAACAATTACAACCATGGACGATCACATTGAATTGACCTTCCAGTGCCATATCGATGAGGTTGCCTTTGACGAATACAAGAGACATCACTTTACTCCAAAATGTTCTTTGAATGTCATTGTCACATGGTTGATGGGACTGCGCCAGCCATCACTTGGAGACTCGCTCCACCACTTAGGATTCTTAGAAACCCGTTCACACTCTAGAACAATCAATCGAGCGAATTCTTCTAGGTCGACTTCGAGCCTGGGCCCACCGATACCATCAACGCCGGTATCCATTGAAGCCTTGTAAGCCAGGTCTTGCAAATTCGCGTTCATCACTTTGCCTTGAAATATGACATGATGATTGTCATGTCGGGGTCTTCAATACCAGCACGTTCCAGTGCATGACGAGCAATCGCTTCAGCGAAGGCTTGGAGATATTCTGGTCGGTCCACCACTGGTGCACCAGAGTAGTCCATGAGGATGCCGTTTTCAGCGGCGACATGTTTGATATATGCGTTCATTTAAGCTCCAATCATGTTCATGATAATTTCATAGTGGTCTTCGAAGCAGTCTTCCGACTTCAATTCACCGATCGGCACCCACTTCGCCTTTTCAGAGTCATCAGCACCCTTGACCTTTGGCAGAGGACCATCTGGCAACACAATCTTGTATGCGTTGGTGATGATACGACCGCGTGGACTGCGTCCGATGGCGTCGAAGAGTTTGCTCCAGCGGATGTTGCCCCGCAGAACCTTCTCAGGCACCTTGATCCCAGTTTCTTCATCCAGTTCACGCAACATCGCATCTTCCAGCGACTTGTCGCCGAATGCATTCACGTATCCACCAGGCATAGCCCAAAGACCTTTACCGGGTTCAGCGCGTCGCTTGATCATCAGAACGTGACCGGACTGGACCACAACCGCGTCAACGGTCATGAAGATCGGTGGATACATCAGACCTGCGTATTGCTTGTTATGCTTCTCGATGAACTCACGTTCACGGATAATCTGTTCGAATGCTGGGCTGATCTGGAAGGCTCTAAGCTGCAAGAATGTCGACTCAGGGACGACGTTGCGGAGAAATTCCAGGTTGTTGCCCCGGCGGAAGTACAGGTCGCGCACGTCGGTGGCGCTGAGAGGCTGGAACAGGGGACATTCTTCCTGCTCCCATTGTGGGAACATTTTCAGGTAGTAACTCGACTCGTCTTTGGTGTGACCGATGATCGCGATCTTGGTCTGGGTCGCAGTATGCTTGGACACGATAGCCTGCACTCGCGCTGCCCAAGCAGTGTCATTGTAGATGGTGTCGATGTTGCGTTCAATGCGCGTGACGACTTCAGTGGGGATGTACTGATGGATCACAGATCGGATCTGCAGTTCGCGTTCAGCACTTGTGAACGGATTCTTGTAAGTCCGGGGTTGTTTGTCCGAACCGATGATGATAATCACCTGGGATGCCAGTTCTGCAGCCCGCTGTAAAAGCGATACGTGAGCAGAGTGAACTGGCTGGAAGCGTCCAATGAGGACGATAGTTTCATATTTCTTCATTTTCCAAACTCCTTGGAAGTTAATAACATCAAGTCTATCTCGACGTTTTATTTAGCGTTCAAATCATTCCTGGGGTTCAACCACAATCACAACTGCGGCTTCATCGCCGTATTCCTCGTTTGCTTGCATGAAGAAAACGCAGTCGATATCTTTGATGTACTTTCCACCAGTCTCATCGTTGATGTGGACTGGCATGTCTGGTGGCATTTTCTGCAGGAGAGCGATGAGTTCAGATACGATCATGATCAGACTGCCCAGATTTCGTAAGAGCGAGCCACCGCCAACATATCTTTCCGAGTTGCCTGGGAGAGAACCGATACCAGGAGAGATTCCAGATATCCAGCGCGGAATGCCATGTCGTCATTTTTGAATTTATTCGCGACAAAGTCGGCGACAGCTTTGGCATTCTTTTCGCGGCGAACGGCGAACTTCTCGCGATCGGTCATTGGAGCAGATTTAGTTTTCATGAGTTAATTATAACTCATCTCACAATTAAAGTAAAACGTCCTTCATATTAGCCAGGATAATTGCCTGATCTTCCAGCGAGTTGTTTTGAAACTCCTCAGTAGACATGCGATAGTCGAAGTTACTCAGAATGTTGTTGATTTTCGTTTCCTTCGCCTTCAGGAACTGTTCCGGTTGGTCAGAGCCGCGCTCCGCGTATCTTTCCTTGAGAACTTGTTCACCTGCATGAAGCACAAAGATATGAAAGTCGGTATCTGGCAACTCAGCCAAGAAATCATACATCTTGGACCCGGTTAGCCGGTCGCCCTCGAAGATAACATTTGAGCTGTGCGTTTCCAACCACTTACACACAGCCGGCTGTGTCGCCATCGACAGCTTATCCGTTCCTGGGAACGTTTCACCTTCATCGTACTTGCCCAGGATGTATAGATCGAGTTCTTCACAATATTCCGCGCTGACGAGCTTGACAGGGTCTACACGTTTCCACGTATACCCTTCCATGAAGGCTCGAAAGAGCGTGGACTTACCGGTGCCCGGGCGACCAGCGAATGCGATAATTTTTCTCATGATCAAGCAGCTGCTAGCAGCTTAGGAGAATTGAATGCCTTTGTTGCAGCAGTCCATTCACGCTTAGACAATGCTTCACATTCAGCGTAGGCATCACCAATCATCATCTGAGTTGGAGGAGTCTTCTGAGTAGCAGCCGACGGTCCGCGTAGAGAACCAACCATACCCATCTCGCGCGCGACCTGGAGGTAACGGACCGCGTCGATAACAACACCAGCTGAGTTCGGGCTATCCTGCACCGACAGACGAGCATCGAATGTAACCTTTGCACCACCGAAACCTGTAGCCTCGATACGGAAGTTCGCAACCTTGTTATCACCATGATATGGGATGTAAGAGCTAGGTCCTGCGTAGATACCGTTCTTTGGCACTGGAATACCACGCAGGTCGTTCTGACTACGGATAACGTTTTCCTTGCTGATTTTCTTCGACTTCAGGCGGGTCTGGTCAACCATGTTCAGGAAGTCGGTATTTCCACCAACGTTTGTCTGCTCATGGAACTCCACGCTCATACCACGGTTGAAGAACAGTTCTTGCAATGCTTGGCTAAGAACAGAAGCACCGAGCTGGCTACGCATGTCATCACCGATAGCTGGGATACCAGCATCTACGATCAAGGCTTCCCATACTGGATTTGACACGATGAATACAGGCATACAGTTAACGAATGGGACCTTAGCTTCCAGGCAGGCTTCAACGTAGAATTCTGTTGCCTTCTGCGAACCGACTGGGAGATAGTTCAGAAGAACGTCGATCTTGTTAACCTTCAGATCACGCACCAATTCTTCTCTGGTAATCTCATATGACATTGTGTCCAACACGAACGTGGAGTCTTTATCTTCGACATCATGCATGTGAGGAGCGATACCATCCAAAACTTTACCCATCTTCACAGGAATATCAGAGCACACTTTGTCTAGGTGATCGAACGCTCCAGGCATATTCATAGCACAGTTTGGCTTTGCAAAGATAGCTCGGTCAATATATTGACCGACTTTACGTGCGTCGACATCATACGCCAGAACGAATTGCAGATTGCTTGCTTTGTAGCCGCCGATATCGGCGAATGCTAGTCCTGCGGTTGAGTTGTTAACAGAGTAGAGGGCGACGCCTTCTACCAGAGACTTGGCACAGTTACCGAGTCCGACGATTGCAACATTGATCTTTTTCATGATAGTCCTTATTTCAGTTGGTTTTCGGTTTTATTGAGACCGAGGGCAGAAGATTGTTTCCGTAGAAAGTAGCTGCCTTGAATAACTCATGAATTATATAGCCGATGAACTATTCTAACCTAGAAAGCTTCAATCAGTAAATAAACTTTCCAGGGTGATACCTTTAGGAGCGTGGGAGTCCAAGTGGATGCGGCGGAACTTGACGCCCTTGTAGTTGCTTTCACCCGGTCCGTTGTATGTGACGATGATACGTGGGTCACCCCACTTCTTGGTGATATTTTCGGCATTGATGGCTTCAAGAGCCGATGTGCGAAATCCGGTATAACCACCCGGTCTATCAGTCTTACCCTGCATATCGAATGTCACACAGTATCCTTCATGCTTGATAAGACCACCGAATTCAACATGCTGCAGAATGTAGTAATCTAAGTCTTCGTTGGATGTAAGTTTCGAATCATACCCCATGAAGTTGTATGTCTTATGGACACAAAGACCACCCATCATCATCCCATACTCTTTCACCCTGCCAGACATGTAGAACCCATTGCTGGTGTTTGGTACGCTCCCGACAGCATACTCAGTCTTGTCCAGCTCGGTTATCAGAGCGCCGATAACTTCTAGAAATTCACATGGTACCAACTTCTTCTTACCTTCCGGTGAAATCTCCAGTCGTTTCGAAGCAAGGATGTCGTCGTCGCATGTAACGAGGTATTCATACCCTTCTTTTTCAGCCCACCGATTTGCAGCATTCAATTGATGAGGCTTCATAGGCATAGTCCCTTCTACACCATAGACATTATGCGCACCTGCACCATGATAAGCAGCGACATGTTCCATTGGTACGAACCAATGGAGGTCGATGCCGAACATGAACTCTGTCATGCGTTTTACGTTCTCAGGGCGATTGGCGGATTGAATCGTCACAGCATATTTCATCATAGTGGAGTGCTCCATACTTTAGTGATTTTCATATCTTCATCGAATGTTGGTTTGCTCATGTCATAACCAGGAAACTTCAAACCCGAATCATCCCAGAGTTGCCGGACCTTGTACTCATTTGGGTTGATACCTGCGCGCTCGTATAGGTTAGGCATGTCTGGGAACATTTCATGCATGTTCAAAAGTATACCTGTTTCGCCGAATAGCTTATTGAACGGCTTCACATAAGTCATACCTTTGATGATACCTGGCTGATCCAGGATAGCCTTGCGGAATTTAGTCCAGTCAATTTCTTTCCAGTGTTCGCTATAATAAACATAGCGCGACGTAGCATCGCCGCTGGCATGACCGGGATATTCCTTCGACTCTTTCTCATTGAACAGTCGCTTGTACTGACAGTAGATAGATTCTAGGCGGAATGAATCGACCTTGAAGCCAGAGAACTTTTCAGCGTTCCTTGCATGTTCGAGTAGAGCAACCTTGGCATAATCTGTATCAGCCTTGGTAACTGTATGACCACCATACTTACCGACCATCTTCTCCGGTGTATTTTCCAGAGCGCATAGCCCGTTCCAGATAGACGATAACGACGAATCGTTATTCGGCGAATAACCATCCAACATGATATCTTCAGGATCGATCGGCAACTGAAGTAAGTCATGGAGAGCCTGCATGGTAATCCAGCCAGTCATCCTACCAAACTTGAACAGCGTGTTGACTTCTTTGTAGAGCGCCCAGAAGTTTTCCCTCTGGGTATCGTACACGATAATGGAGTCGATCTTCTGACGGAACGACTTGTTACCGAGCCAGCCCTTCAGAGACTTGACCTGTGAGTGGAAGTGACCTTTGTTGTACCGAGCATCCGTACCATAAGTCGTGCGTTTCCAGTTCTCAGTATTCCATTTCTCGATGATGCTCAGTGAGTACTCATGGAGATATGGGAATGTTTCAGTGTAGGCGAACGCTTGAGGAGTGCGATAGGTCATACCGAAGGCAAATGCGAACCACGCCTTGCGCTCATAGTCATACTCATCGCACATGTAGTTCATGTAATGTGTATGGTCGAGGTCATGTGTGCTCACGCGCCATTTGAAGTATCGGTTGAATAATTCCACTCGATGCTCAGGGAGCCGCCAGTCGACGTCATTGGAAACGTCGGTTTCGTAGGTTTCCAGATTCATCCGAAGAACTCCGACAGGTCTTCACGGAGCATGCCTGGGTGATAATCTCGAATCCACTTTTCACCATCAGGCTTTGTCATCATATATTCTTTCCATTCTTCAGAGTCCCACATACCCATCGAGATACCGTTCCAGCGACCTGTTTGTAGTGGGTGGTTTGTGTTCAGTCTACGGCTGTGTACGAATTCCTTGCGGCAATCTTCATACTCCTTCACACCACCGTTCAACATACCCTCACGGAAATATGCAACGAGGCTTACTCGGTCAGAGGCTGGAGAACCAAAAACAAATTCAGTGTTTCCGTGAAGAATGGTATGATTGGCAACAAGGAGTAAGTCCCCGGGTCTAACATCAACCGCAACTCGATATTCAGGGAAAACAAGATACCCACCAGTATAATTGCCATCGTTGCTGACAACCACCAGATTACTAAAGCCCGCATTCAAATCTCCTGCATCATAGTGAGCCGCTGTTCTGAACCTGGAGTTCACAGTCAGCGTTGTAAAGACTGTCCCGTCAATCAAGTAACGTGAGTCGATCTTATCAGCTGCTTTCTGCTGAGCAGCATATCTCTTAGGAAGGAGCTTCTTAAATCCTTCGTTCAGACGCTGCAGGAACGGGATAGACTTATCAAATTTCTCTGGGTTCTGTTCGTTGTAGCCAGTAGACCGTAAGAACGGGATACGTGGATAGCGATCATAAAAACCAGCGATGCCGGACTTAACCTTGTTGGCGTAACCAGAGATAGAAATCCACTCATAAATCCTAGCAGCTTCTTTAATCTGATCTTCACGCGATAGATTTCGCGCTTTTTTTAGCTATGACTCAAATTGGAACCCAGGGTCCATTTCAGCCAGTACCCATAGTTCTTTGGTGAACTCAGGCACTTTGTACTTAGCTCGGATTTCATCGATGTTGTCGCCGTCGTCTAGCCGCGCCTTCGGGTTCATCATATATTCCAAGACTTCGTATTGCATCTTGGTGACGCGTTCACGATTACCCGATGCAATTTCAACCAGAGGACCGGCTGCGTTACCACGGTTATCAGAATCACTCGCAGCATCCTTCAGCCCATAATAAGCACCCTTCTGCTGTTCCTCGGTGAACCAGTTCTTACGGAAGATGAACGCAACATTTTCTTCATTGACACCCTGAGGACATGCAGCACAATCTGCATCTGGTCCACAATCATTGACAGTGGCGATATCGCAATTCGGCTTGATGAAACAGTCTGTGTCGCTCGTAACCAACGTGTCATAGTCAGATTCATCGACGAACTGACCAAGCCGATGGGATGCATCATATTTCGTGTCTGCCACGATAACTGTCACGCTCTTGTTACGAAAATCTTGGAGTTTGCTTGTAGCCATGTACGATTCCTTAGATGGGTTAGACCTAGTATAACCCGGTTGAAGTAGGAAAGAAAATAAACTTTGCCGTTAAATACAGCTCATAACGAGAACAATATATGCATGACTGGCTTTATAACGGAATAAAATTTGATGAGACAGGAATCGAGGAATACATCGGGTTCGTCTACCTCATCACGAATAACATGACCAGTCGGAAGTATGTAGGCAAGAAGTTATTCAAGTTTTCCAGGACGAAGGTCTTGAAGGGAAAGAAGAAGAAGGTCCAGGTCGAAAGCGACTGGAAAGAATACTTCGGCTCAAACGGAGAACTGAAAGAAGACGTCATGGCTAACGGTGGAGACAAGTTCACTAAGGAAATCTTGTTTCTATGTAAGTCTAAGTCGGAATGTAATTACATCGAGACCCGCGAGATTTTCACTCGCGGTGCTCTAATGTCAGATGATTTTTACAACTCATGGGTCAGCTGTAAAATCACAAAGAAGCATGTGTACTCTGCCCTTAAGAAACAAACGTTTCTACCAAGCTGAGCATAATTTAGTCGTCCTCGCCCATATCATCATGACCTTCATATGGACTGCCACATAGCGGGCAGCACTGCACTTCGAAGTCGTCTTGATAATCAGTAGGAATCTTCACGACTGAACGACCCCCACATTCGTCGCAGTTGATAGTGATAATGGTTGCCATTTGATTTCCTTTAACGGATAGGGCAAGCGCCGCTTGAGCAGTCCGCTTCATTCATGTCAGTTTCACCTGCATCATCAACCGAAGTGATGATAGTGGTGCGCGCAACGAGTTCATCGTAAGCTTCCTTGGTGATTTCCTCGAATGGAGCCTGCATAAACCCATGGTCAGAGTGGAGCAAGAAGCTCAAGCTCTTATGGGATTGCTTGTAGTTCTTTTTCAGGTAGTCCTTGATAGCTGGAAGTTCTTCCTTCTTATAGTAGACCGTGCAGGAAACTGCATTATCAGACCATAGAGTTTGCATCTTCTTAACTTCAGCAAGCTGATCAAGTGCAGTCATATCTGCAGCCAACTTAGCACCGATTGGGTATGAGAATGGGAAGCTAACAACGACAGTGCCGCGCTCCTCTGAACCATCAATATTCTTCTGGTATTCCACATCGTATCCATGCTTGCGGCAAACGTCCACGAGTGCATGGTTAGAAGCAATACGGATACGACGAATCATATACTGAGCATAACCTGGATGGATACCTGGAAGTACACCTGGTAGCAGTGACAGGGTGCCAGAAGGCTTGATAGTCGTCAGTTTAATAGATGGATTCCAGCCATGCGCCTCGGAATACCGGACATCAAATTCACGTAGATATTTGTATGTCTCATCCAACCACGAAATCTGTTCTTCAGAAGCCTGTAACACGCCGGTCAAACCAATACCCATGCGCATGTTCTTATTCACAATAGCCTGAGTTTCCGGCAAGTGGCATGGGAGTGTCAGTGAGTGTTTATTGATACGATACAGAAGTGTCGTAACTTCTTTCATCTCTTCCAGAGACTTGATATTTGGTAAGAAAATCTCAGCTAAGCAGCAAGTTTCGAAAGGAGCTAAGCTCTGTTCTGCGCAGGGGTTGAATCCTGCAACATCTGGATCAGGGTATTGCGTTTCACCTAGACGTCCCATTTTCTTTGATAGCTTTAGGTTGATCAAGCCGTATGGTTCGCCCTTACCCAAGTAACCATCCCAGAAATATTCATGGAGGTCTTTGATGTCATCACAAACAACGCTGTTATTTGACATATCACGCCATGATGGAATATTACCCATGTCCCAACGTTTTGCCAGTAGGAATTCGACGTCATCACAATCGCCAATAGCAATCTGCGCAGATCGACGGACATTTCCAGCAACAACGACTGCGCCAATAATATTCATGATATCCAGCGCGTCGATTGGACGAAGGTTGCGACCTGCACGGTTAGCTAGAATCTTGGAGATACGTTCAATGCCCTGACATAGATCTTCTGGACCACTTGCAGTACCACCGAAGCCTTTGATCACAGCACCCTTACCACGAATTAACATCGTGGAGTAGCTGAACGAACTACCTGAACCGTTGATAGCCTTATCTGAAAGGAAAGCAGCTTTCAGGGTCTTACCCAACAGCTGTACCCAGCCTTCGCGCGTATCTGGTACGATGAAGTCTGCACCAGCGGTATCGAGGCGAGTTGGAGCTACGAAATTTTCATTGATCGGTGGCAACTTGGCGATGTTCTTTTTCTGAAGGTTGTAGCCAACGCCACTACCCAACATCAACATATCCATCGCCCATGTAAAAGGACGGACTGGAGAATCGATCACCGTGAAAGCGCAGTTCTGCAGTGAAGCGAGACCTAAACGATCAACCGTCTTGGTCCCCATTTGCCACCAGAAGCGACCTGCTACAGAACCCTTGAGTTGTAGCAAATATTTCCGCAGTCGTTTTTCTTCAGCTTTCGTGAAGCCAACATTCAGCTGAGTCTGAGCACTACTGATAACACGTTCAACGGTATCGGGAAAGTTTTCTGTCGGTGAGTTAATGTCATTTTCATCTAGGCGTCTGGCATACGTTCTCTTATACGTGAGCAAGCCTACAGTCGACCACGGCGTCACGATATCATTTTGTTCTGTCATTCTTTTCTTTCTTTGTTGGTTGATATTCTTCCGCTGCCATTGGTTCTAGACCGTCTGGCAAATCTTTCAGCATCCGCAATTGGATCGGCAATTCGGCTGGTTTGGTTACCTGCATGTATAACTGTAGATCGACAGCAATACCCAATAGATTAGAAACCTTCCAAATAATTCCTGGCTTTAGCTCGTTGAATCTGTGATAAACAGCAGATTGAGTTGAGCTTTCTGTGATCACAATTTTGACCTTTTCGGACGCGAGCCCAAGGACTATGTCATAATAAAATTCGTCATTCTGGAACCAAAAGGCAGAGGAGCCAGTATTTACGGTTACAGAATTTTCAGATTCATTCCCGGCGATCCAGCCGAGCTCAAAGTAATGAGCAAGTCGTTGTTCTAGCATCTTTTCTCCAGTGTTAATTCGAGCAGAGCTGAGGCTCCGTTCTTACGGTTAGATAGTATGTACGTCATCAATTCTTGACTTGTGACGCCATCCTTCCTGATTATATCGTTCACGTCCTTATGCCACCGATCAGGTAGTAAGCAAACGTTAAACCCGCGCTGAATAGCCTTCTTCAGCTGACCGCATACTAGCGGATTCCGCCTAAAGTCGTTATCCGGGACAATCACAACATTAGCGGAATTACAATGAAGATAATGACTAGAGTAATTAGCACTACCCACTGCAACGGCATTATCCAAGAATAGACTGTCGATCTGACCTTCAACAGCAATGATTGGTTTACCTTTATCAATTGCATCAGTTCCATATACAAATTCCTTTTCCTTGTCTAATCGTAACTGAATGTACTTAGGAATTTCCTTGCCGAACGCTCTACATGAAAAGCCGAGCAACTCTTTATTTTCACCATAGTTCGGGAGGATAAGCCTCGGTGTTTCTACCTGAAACTTCTTGAAGATCGGGTCTATCTGACTTGCCCAACGGTAGAATTTATGGACAAGGTAGAACCGGTCGATTTTATCATCAGGGATCTTTCTACGATCTAGATACTTCCTAGCCGGGTTGCTCGGGGCAATGGTAGAGAAGTTTATAAGATCCTTGAAATAGTCGATCTTTGGTGTCGACTCTGGGGCTGAAATGAGTGGTTTCGATTCGAGCGCATCTTTTTCTTCGTCCGAAATCTGTGGTGTTGGGGAAGCGGATTCTCTGAAGACTTCCATCCGATATTCGGAATATAGTCCGGGATCCATCCCATTGATAAAGTTTCCCAGCGAGGTAGCTTGGCCACAGTGATGACACTTGAATAAAATTGATCCCTTATATGGCAGGAAGTAACCGCGTCGTTTGTTAGAGTCGTTCCGCTCACAATTATGACTGAACGAACTGACGTGGTTTCCCTTGTGCAGGAAATTCCTGAGCCGTACTGAGATGATACCGACATATTTTAGGTCAATGTATAATGAATGCATATGACTAGTATACTCCACTTCTATGCAAAGTAAAATAAACTGATCATCCTCAAAGATTATTTGTCATTCCGAAAAAAATGTGATATAATACCATATGTCGGGTTCAGGTTTACTGAGACTCTCTGTCTCTACTTACATACGTCTTTTCTAACGTATACGTCTTTTTCTGACATAGATACGATTAAACGTTTTCCGCTTACATCCCTGACATAGATATCTGGTGCTGCTCCTGACATAGATACGATTAAACGTTTTCCGCTTGCATCCCTGACATAGATATCTGGTGCTGCTCCTGCATGTAAGTGATAACATCTCGCACTGTTATCACCACTTGATCCAATAGTGATTATGCCTGAGCCGGATCCTGTAACGAGGACTCTACCATATGATGTAGATATAACCTCGACAAGTATTCGCGATCTACCATTATTTCCACTTATTGAAAAGGCGGAAATAGGAGATTCGGAAATGGACCCAAACCCAAGCATGTATTAGTCTTATTTATCGGTTGGAAGTAGTTCCAGGCGAGCGATCCTTGCCTTGAGTTCGGCAATAATCCCTGCATCAATTACATTCTGATTCATCGAACTGTTTCTTTGATTGATAACAGTCTCGAATCTAGCATTTAGTTCTTCGTCTGATGGGCGTTGAGTTTCTTGGTTCATAGTATATCCTCGGTTAAAGATTTACTTAGTTCATCCAAAAATGAACATCGCCACTATACCGATCACAGCTAGGATGATACCGATCCAGATTGTACGTCCGTCGCTTTCTTCTGGTTCTATGACATTATGGATAGAGTCTTTCAATACAGGAATATATGGTACTTTGATCTTGGAGAGAATCCAGAACTCATATACAATCTTTCCTATCATGTCGTATGGGATTCCAAAGAATCCCCCATCAGCCCATCTCGGACCCCAGGAATTTTGAGCTAGGAATCTACCAGTTTTATCATTATAGCCGACAATCAATACCTCGTGCGATCCCAGAACTTCACCCGTTGTATCCCAGCTATGATAATCCCACTTGGTGTCACCTATTCTCTGGAAGTCTGCATGTACGCGCATAGTTGCCATAACAGGGATTCCATTCGCGACTGCGCGCTTGATATCTAACACTGGGTTGGAATTCCCATATGCGATCCTGGCATATTCTTGGACTAAGTTATCCCTTGATTGCTGTTCAGCTTCTGGTGACGGTGGTAC